CTTGCATCGCTTATCATTTTTTAATATATTAATTTAACCTTATTATTTTCTATATAAATAGTAGCCTAAGCGCAAAAAAACGTTGCGAACTATTTATTAATCCTCATTTCCGACTAGCGCAATAAGCGGTTTTGCTTTGTGCGGGCAAGTTTTTACGGCCTTATAAACGATTTCTTCGCCTTTGTTAATGTGTTTTGTTATTTTTTCTACACCGACAACATTCCCGTAATTGTCGTATTTTACTGACGAGTATACTCTATTGTTATAAATTTCACACTTTATAGGCTCCCCGTTGATGAAAAGAAGCATTGACTGTATTCCTTCGGCAATAATATCATGTAATTCAAAAGACACGTCTGGCGTTACTGACACTTTACCGATATTGCCAGTTATAGCCGTTTCTATTTTCACTGAGCCATCACTATATTCCTCAACACTAGACGAGTATTCGCTCTTCGAGCCATCCTCGCACGACATATCAACAATTTTGTGTACTGGTTCCTCAAACACCTTCATGTCATCCTTATTGATTATATACCCAAGTACCTTTATTTGATATGTTTGAACCATATATTGCCTTCCTTTTAGGTCGTTTTCAGACTCCTCTCCGATATTAACTATTTCCATAGCAATATAATGTCCATTTGGTCTGATGTAGCATTGTTTTGATTTGAACTTTTCGTTTATCAGATTGTTAAAATCATTTATAACCTCGATGGTATTAGTGACTATTGAAACCTTGTAATTTAAATCAACCGCATACGGCTGCCTTATTTTATAAGATACATAGAAAGGCCTTCCAGCCTTATCGTATGTTTTTACTCTTTTCATTGTATACCACCTATCCCCAGGCACATTATACGCTGAATCAATGATAGTACCACCTTTTGGGTTTTTCTCTCTTGAAATTGTCTTAAAGTGTAGGAACATATTCTTTTTGTTATCACTATGGTCCCAGTTCTGCATAAATTCAGAGAACCTTTGGTTAGAATACATTACCATCGTTTCAAGTTTCTTACCCTCATACACGATTTCTAAATCCTCTTTCACCCAGCGCTCAAATTCCTTATCAATATCTTCATAGCATAACGGAGCAGTAGGAAATGGTGTTCCATTCCTAGTAATCTCTTTATACATATTCCCCCTTATATCAGGGCCTATAATTGGAGACTCTTTTAATATCAAATTTTTGTTACTTCTTCCCATTATTAACCATTAAATTCGCTTTTATCACTTATTGGCGCGCAAACTATTGTTCTAGCAAAAGGAACTGTGCCATATTTTGTGAATTTATTCGACATTGAACCAACACGCCCATCATCCGAAACAGTAAAATACTCAATATGTTCAGGGTCTATTTGTACGCCGATGTAGTCTCCCCTTCTTATATCGCATTCATATTCTTCCAATGTTTTTAATAGAACAGTAAAAGTTAGTTGTCCTATTTGTGAGAATACGGCCTTATTAATATCCTTTGAGTATGGCTTTAACTCCGCATCTGCAATTTCGTATATAACAGGAAGTTCTACTGGCTCTTTGAACCGAATATCTTCCCTTTTTGCGTTGTAATACGTAGTATTAACTTTCGTCTTTTCATAGTCTATCTGGAACAAAACGACTGTTTGATTTGCATCTTGCTCTATATATTCCGTCATAAAATCCTCTTCAAGGCGCAAATCCTCCCCAGAGAAGAACTTTGTATTCCTCTTAATAGGATTTTTCCTTACTATTTCCTCGTTATTGAAAGTCATTATAGTACCAGTATTTAATAGATATTATTATTATTAATAAATATAATTAATTAACTTAATACTTAATATATAATATTAATTATATTGTTTTTACTACTTAAAATTAGTATATTATTATTGCAGAAAACATCGAGTAATGGACGTAGTAAGCACGAAAAAAAAGCTTGCAGCAATTGATATTCTCAAAGAATACAATGGGAATAATCCATATATACTATTATTAAAGCACCAGGTAATAATACTTGGTGCCACTTCCTATTTAAATAGCTTTACTGTCGAATATATTCTCAAAAATCATAACTTTGAGCCAAAAGTAATTGGAAAGGCTGTTCCCATCTTATCTTGGTACGGAGAAAAACTTAAAAATGAATTTACAATTGATTTTATTCCTCAAAAGATTGCAATTTTAGCGCTGCTTGGAGAGACTAAAGATTATTATCACTGTATTATCAAGTATAGGCAAATGATGGACCCAGTAAAAGTATTTGTTCCCAAAAATGCTATACTTGAGAATTTCCTTGTTGGGGACTATTCAAAGATAAAAGTTGATTTTGAGCGCTATGATAGGCTTTCTTCTTCAAAAAAGGAAGATAGGAAGCTTTTGGAACACCAAAAAGAGGCAATTAAATTCTTGCTTGGCAGGAAAAAGTGTATCCTGGCCGATGATATGGGCCTTGGTAAGACAACTTCGCTTGCCGTTGCTTCAATTGAAGGAAATTTTGATTCTGTATTGATAATATGCCCAGCTTCGCTGAAAACAAACTGGAAAAGAGAGTTAATGTGGTATGTTCCTGAGAGGGATATAACTATTGTTGAAGGATTTATTGGGAAAAATAAGCCTGAGCTAGAAGAATATTTGGGGTATAAGGTAGGCGCATCTAGAAGAACGGTAAAGGAGTTACAGGAGGAGGCTAAAGAGCGTGGTAAATGGGTTGATAATAGGTTCGTTATTATTAACTTCAATATATTGGATGAGTTTTATGAGAAGCCAGAGACTAGAAGTAAAGAGAATATTGATAAAGCATTTGCGAATAGTCCAATGCTACAATATATTGCCAATAAAAAATCTTTGGTTATCATAGATGAGGCCCATAAGTTATCAAATAACGATTCTGGATGGTATGAGAATGTAAATGATATGCTAAAGAGGGCAAACCCAGACAGCATTTACCTTGCTACTGGTACGCCAGTAACCAACAATCCTCAAAACTATTTCAATCTTCTTCAATTAATAGGTGCTGAAATCGCCGACGATTGGATATATTTCAGCAAACAATTTTGTGATGCAAGAAAAATACCAGCTAAAGGCGAAAAGTATAAATGGACTCAGAAGTTCTTGGAGCTAGTTCATAAGGACAATTGGTACCAACTAACAGACGAGCAAAAAGATGAACTGAAAGAGTACATAAACAAGCACGCCAGAATGATTACAATAACTACTGGCTCAAGTAACCTTGACGAACTCCAAATGAAGACAGCGCACCTATACCTTAGAAGGCTAAAAGAAGACGCAGTTGAGCTTCCAGAAAAGAAAATACACGAGATTTTCTACGACCTTACGCTGGAGCAAATGTTCCAATACAATATGCTATGGGATGAATATGTTCTTGAGCAGAAAAAGGAAGACCCTAATAAGGAGTTGAACAAAGAACTCCACGAGGGAGCAGTATATAGGAAGTATTGCAGTAATGAAATGGTTCCAAACACAATAAAGCTTGCCGAGTATTACATAAACAGAGGAGAAAAGGTTGTTATAGCTTGCTGCTACGACGAGGAGTTATATACACTAAAAGCACATTTCGGAGATAAGTGTGTCATCTACAACGGAAAGATGAGTGCAAAAGAGAAGGATGCCTCTGAATACGCTTTTATGAACGATGATTCAAAAATGGTGTTCATAGGAAATATAGTTTCCGCTGGCGTCGGAATTACTTTAACTTCTGCGCATATCTTGATATTTAATAATATAGACTTTGTTCCTGGTAACTGCCGACAAATGCAAGATAGAATTCATAGAATCGGACAAAAGCATAAAGTAGATATTTATTATCAGATGTTTAGAGGAACACAATACGAAAAAATATGGAATACTGTAATGAAAAAGGAACTTGTTATTAACAGTATCATCAAAAAAGAAGACGAAAAGTAATGACAGAATATCTAGCATTCGTAGATGAAATAGGAATCACGTCGGAAGGGGAGTTTATTTATCGATTCGACTTCTCTCTAGATAAGGATATAGTATGGGGCGAGTATTGGAACATCGCCCCTGCTGTTTTAGTACCAGGTATAAAACCAGATAAGAAGTGCCTATCAAAGAGCTTTAAAATCACGTCACCATACAAACTAGAGACGGCATGCAAGAATTCTTGTTTCTCAATGCAGGATTGTATAGACGGAATAATAGCACTATGCTTCCCTGACATTGAAGAACCACACACCGAAATAGACGGCAAGCCTCTTTTCTTTAATTTCGGAGAAGAATACGACCTTGTTATTTCAAAACTGAATAGTGCTGGATTTAATGTGTTTGATGAAGAGAATATTGATAACTCAGACAAAAACGCAATAGAAAACTTCGTAGATGATAATAATGATGGCTTAGATGATTTCGGAGGCCACGACTACTACGACGATGATAATAATGATAATGACAATGATTTCTAATGGAAAAAAAACATTTGGTAATTAACTTAATCGGAGGCCCTGGGGCTGGAAAATCAACAGAAATGGCAGGCTTGTTTTACTTCTTGAAAAAAAGAGGCGTAAACTGTGAAATGGCTACTGAGTATGTAAAAGACAAAGCATGGGAAGAGGATTATAAAGCAATGGATGACCAAATTTACATTATTGGAAAACAATTTCACAGAATTTCAAGGCTTATTGACAAAGTTGACATCGTAATAATGGACACATCTTTATTAAGCTCAATTATTTACGACAAAAACAAATCTGAGGCCCTAAAGCAGCTATGTATTGACGCGTTTAAAAGGTTTAATAATATGGTATTCTTCATTGACAGAGGATATACAGCATTTAAAAACGAAGGAAGGCGCGAAAGTTTTGACGAAGCAAGAGCAATTGATGCAAAATACTTAAAGCTAATGGACGAGTTGGACATACCTTATATCAAGGTAACAAACGATAATGCAATTGACACGATAATAAACATACTTAAAACTACAGGATATATAAACTAATGGACGACGTTCTTGTATACATAAATAAAATATGTAATAACACCGATGGTAGTTATGAATATGATTTTATGTTTAGTGACTGTCAAGAAAATGTATGGGGTGTAGAATGGGATTCATATAATCCTTCTTCATGTAAGTTTATGCTTCCAGATGACGAAACAATCACCAAGAAAGTTCGTGTAAAGACAACTCTTCCGCTTAAACTAGCACAAGAAACAGTATGTTACTCATTAGAATATGCAACACTCGGCATATTGGCGTTGGGGTGGATTGATATTGAAAACCTAGACGACTATCCAGAACACGGCCGAATGGTATTCAAATTTGGTGATAAAGTTGATAGGGTGAAGGAGTTGCTTGAAAAATATAACTTTGAATTTGGCGGAGAATAAATTGTTTCTCCGCTTTTTTTTGTGTATACTATATATAGGAAATAACGCCAATCGGCTTTTGGCTATAAACAGGATTTATTATGGTAAATGCAAAAAGGAAAAAGATAACCCCAGAGGTTGTATCTAGCTTCCTTGAGGGTAATGACCCACAAGAAAGGATTGTAAACTTAGACTACAGCGGAGAAAGTGAGTATATCACAATATACTACCGCGACGAAAACGACAACAAATGCATAGGAAGGCAACCGTTCTACCCATTTCTTTGGGCTAAGCGTGATGTCTGTGTAAATATGTGCGGAGGGGACCGCAAATATCTAAAGTCTTTGATGAATGAGTATTCCATCACAGTCAAAGAACTAGATTGCAGGAAAGATAATGGCGAGATATGTGAGGAAATTGCAAAAGACGGATATGTCTTTATGTTTTACTCCTTGCGCCCGATGAGTTATTACAAGTTCCTCGAATTTTTCAAAAGAACAGGATTCCCAGTATACGCAAAGCCTAAGGGAAACAAGAACTCGTTTACTAATGTATCTGTATCTAAAAAAGAAGATAGCAGGTATTTATGCCCTACACCAAAAGAGCAGTTCTTAATTTCAACAGGAAAACGATTTTTTAAAGGCTACGAAGACTATGACGATGTTCTTCGTATGATTTTCGACCTTGAGACCACTGGACTTGATACGAAAAAGGACCGTATCGAGCAGATTGGTATTCGTTTCAACCGTCCTGTGAAATATAAAGGAAAATATATTAATTTTGAAAGAATTTATACCGTAGAGGGAGAAACAGAGGAAGAAAAAAACATATCCGAGATAGACTGTATAGATAAAACACTGCGAGTTATTTATACATTCATGCCAGATGTAATCACTGCGCATAACGGTGAGACTTTCGACTGGAACATGTTTATCGGAGCCTGTGAGCGATTAGGTACTTCATTTGAAAAAATATCAGCCAAATACTTTGGAGGTACTGGAATAAAGAAAGATAAGAGGGAGTCTATATTAAAACTAGGAGGTGAGATAGAGACCTATAATAAGACGCTAGTTCCAGGTATCATTGTGACAGATTCATTGCATGCAGTTAGGCGAGCTCAAGCACTAGACTCTAACATGTTGTTCTCAAATTTGAAGTATGTTACAAAATACTCAAAAATCGTAAAGGTCGACCGTGTGTACGTTCCTGGAGACAAAATTTCAACAATATGGAACGATACCACCAATAACTACGCATTCTGTATGGAAGACGGTGATTGGTATATCGTCGATAAGAACTGCGCCGATAGTTCTGTAGAATTCAAAAAAGGAAAACAGGACGATAAATTTACTCTTTATACTAGAAATTATATAGCAGACGGATATCAATTAGTTAACGGCCGATATATTGTAACAAGGTATCTATTAGACGACCTTTGGGAGTGCGATAAGGTAGAGCACCGTTACAATATTCCTAACTTCTTGATATGTAAAATGCTTCCTGTTCCATATGATAGGTGCTGTACTATGGGTACGGCAGGACAGTGGAAGTCACTTCTTATGGCTTGGTCATTTGAGAATGACCTAGCAATACCTCCGTTTAACGACAAAAAGAAATTTACTGGAGGACTTTCTAGGCTTTTGAAGGTTGGATTCGTGTCTGATGTGGCAAAATTTGACTACAACTCACTATACCCAGCAATCATCCTTACTTGGGCTATTTCTGATGATAAGGACTTGATGAATGTAATGCTTTACTTCCTTGAGTACGTATTAACTCAGCGCGAGAAATATAAGAAGTTAAAAAAAGCAGCGAAGAAAAAGGCCGATGCTATCAAGGAACAACTAAAAGAGGGCCAATATGGCAGTAAAGAGGAAGGCAAGATACTAAACACCGAAATGATGAAGTGGAAACAAGAAGAAAGCGCAAATGATAAAAAGCAATTGCCGCTTAAAATTCTTGGTAACTCATTCTTCGGTAGTTATGGAGCGCCTAACGTGTTTAACTGGGCCTCGATTGACTGCGCAGAAAGAACAACATGTACTGGGCGTCAGGCATTGCGCCTTATGATTTGCAAGTTCCACGACCTTGGATACGAGCCAATCGTAGGTGACACCGATGGTTTTAACTTTAAGCTTCCAACACACTATAGATATACTAAGGAAAATCCATATATCGGAAAGGGCCTTAGCCGTGAGACGGAAGAGGGTAAGGAATATATAGAGTTCAAGGCCGATGTTGCGGAGTTTAACGACTTGTACATGAGAGATTTCCATTATTCAGAAAATGCTACGAACAAAATGGGCCTTGGTATTGATGAAATCGTTGATTCAACCATCAACTTCTCAAGAAAGAACTACGCCGACTACTTCCCTGATGAGCCTTTCCCTGACGATGTTAAGATGGTAGGAAATACCATTAAATCTAAGAAGATGCCTGAGTATATTTCTAAGTTCCTTGAACAAGGTATTAGGCTTCTTCTACAAGGTAAAGGTAAGGAATTTCTTGACGCATACTACGCATAT